CGAAGACTTGATGGATTTGGGAATGAATGTTGAAGCACGTTACAGTGGTAGAGTATTTGAAGTTGCAGGAACAATGCTTAAAACCAATCTAGATGCCAAAGTTGCCAAGTTAGATAAAAAACTCAAAATGGTCGAGCTACAACTTAAAAAACAAAAGATGGACCAAGATAACTTCGGTAGTGACAACGGCTTTACAGAAGGCGAAGGGTATGTTGTAACCGATAGAAACAGCTTGTTAGAGAAGCTCAAAGGCATCGATAAAGATAAATAGTATATAATAGGATCCTTACAATGACAAGTATAAAAGAAATTTTAACAGAATCGCACAAAACATATCCATGGAAAATTGGTGTTGCAGGCGACTTACCTGAAGGCTGTGAAAACCAAATTCGCAGTTGCATGGAAAAATGGACAGTTGCAAGCTGGACAAAAGGAAAGAAAACTCCAATACAAGAACGTCCACTAGACTTTCCGCAACTGGAAAATACACATGTTCAGTATTGGGATACAGAAGTACGCTATCCAACAACACGTGATACTATTCAAGAATACATTGCACAATGCTGCGATGTACCAGCAAGTCATGTTATTGTAAGACATCCAGAAGAGCCTCAAGAATTATATCAAGCAGAAAAAGAAGATAAAGAGTATGAGACACTTCTTACAAAAGAAGACTTAGGCGGTGAAAGTGCACAAGAAGATGCTGGCGAAACACGCATCATGAGCCTACTTAAAGAATTAGAAACTGCACGTAAGGAACGAGATACCGGTGATAGTGGTTATAAAGCCGAAGCAGTAAAAGAAGAACCACAAAACAAAGAAAGCGTAGTGGGGAACTAAAATGCAAGATAAAACAATGCAAGACATTCTAAAAAACTTTTTAAGTGCTGGTGAAGCAAAAATGCCGGTAAGAGAATGCGGAGATATGGACCAAGGCGGTGTAACTCTTAAAACCAGCAGTGCAGGAGAAATGGCAGACATTCTTAGAGCACTTGCAGGTGTTGGTGGCGGCGACAAACCAGCTATGCCTCCTATGCCTCCAATGGGTATGGATGAACCAGCAGATGCACCGATGCCAATGAAGTTGCCAATGGTTGCACCAGAAGAAGATATGGATATGGATATGGATGCAGAAGATGCAGCCATTGAAGATTACGACAATGAGCCAGAAGAAGAATACATGGATGTAGACGATGTACTTCCAAGCGGCGACGACTTGCACCGTAAAAAACCAATGGCAGCAATGCGTGTTAAAGATCCAGCAGTAGCAACAGAATCTATCAAAGATCGTTTGTGGGCAGCATTAAACGAAAAGAAATCAAAGTAAGTCCTACCGATTGGACGAACGGCCAAATAGCACCCCTGGGTGCTATTTTTTTGGATAAGTAATATTATGTCAAAGTCATTAGATGGCGTCTTAATTAAGAAGGCCAACAAACAAGAAACATTTACAAACGCACAAGTTGAAGACTTGATGGCTTGCATGGATCCCGAAAACGGTTACATGTATTTTGCTCGTAAGTTTGCATACATTCAGCATCCTACAAAAGGCAAGCTATTGTTTGAACCTTTTGATTATCAATTAGGACTAATGTCTTCGTATCACAACTACAGATTTAACATTAACATGATGCCTAGACAAACAGGCAAAACTACATGTGCTAGTATCTACCTAGCATGGTATGCTATGTTTAATCCAGATCAAACAATTCTTATTGCTGCACACAAATACACCGGTGCACAGGAAATCATGCAACGTATTCGTTATGTATACGAAACGTGTCCTAATCACATACGTGCAGGTGTTACAAGTTACAACAAAGGCAGTATCGAGTTTGAAAATGGATCACGCATTATTTCGCAAACAACAACAGGCAACACAGGACGTGGTTTGTCAATCTCACTACTATACTGTGACGAGTTTGCATTTGTGCAACCCAACATTGCTGAAGAGTTTTGGACATCAATTTCGCCTACGCTAGCAACAGGTGGTCGTGCTATTATTACTAGCACACCAAACTCGGATGAAGATACCTTTGCAACCATTTGGAAACAAGCAGAAAATAAGTTTGACGAATACGGAAACGAACGTGATGTAGGTGTAAATGGCTTCCACAGTTTTATTGCAGAATGGCACGAACATCCCGATAGAGATGAAGCATGGAAAGCTGAGGAAATTGGCCGTATCGGTGAAGAAAAATTCCGTCGTGAATACGGTTGTGAATTCCTAGTATTTGAAGAAACACTGATCAATAGTTTAAAACTTGCTGTAATGGAAGGCACCAATCCTGTGCTTAATATGGGGCAAACTCGCTGGTACAAAAAAATTGATCCAAAGAAAAACTATGCAATTGCATTAGACCCTAGTATGGGCACCGGCGGCGATAATGCTGCCATTCAAATTATTGAACTGCCTACATATGAACAAGTAGGCGAATGGATGCACAATCAGACTGCTATACCAGGACAAATTCGTGTACTAAATGACATACTAAAATACCTTGCTGAACAGCGTGGATCAGACAACGGTATATATTGGAGTGTGGAAAACAACGGCTTGGGCGAAGCAGCATTAATTGTAATCAACGACTTTGGCGAAGAAAACATGCCAGGCTTGTTTATCAGCGAACCGATGCGCAAAGGACATGTAAGAAAGTTCCGCAAAGGATTCAACACCACACACGGTAGTAAAATAAGTGCATGTGCAAGACTCAAAACAATGGTAGAAAACGACAAGCTAACAATTTACAGTAAACCATTAATCAGCGAACTCAAAGCATATGTTGCCACGGGCAGTAGCTATCAAGCAAAACCTGGCGCATCAGACGACTTGGTAAGTAGCTTGATACTAGCATTAAGAATGATCACTGTTATGAAAGATTGGGATCCTGCAATATACAATTCATTTGTACAAATTGACAACGAAATGGAAGACTATGAAGCACCTATGCCTATTTTTATAAGCAGTAGCTTTTAGATAAATAACTATATGAAGAAACTAGAACAAATATCAGCGGACTTGTTTAACAAGATTAGAGGACGTTTTGAAAACGTTACAATCGGAGATCAAGAAGGAAAAGTAACTAATGTGCCAGAAGATGCACGTTACTTTGATTTTGCGTATCTTGCCGACGGTGTTGACTTGGGAAAAGTAAGTGTAGCATTAGACCCAGAAGCAGGACTAAGTGTTATTGTTGGTAGAGATTTAGTTCAAGGACAAATGGAAGACGTACAAGATGGCTGGTACAACTTTTTAAAAGAGTTGCGTGTTTTTGCCAAGAAACGTATGATGAAATTTGAAGTAAGAGATATTAACAAAAGCAATTTAAACAAAAGAGATTATGAATTCTTAGCACAAAATCGCAACGGAGAAAATACAATGGCCGAGTCAAAAATGTACGGAAACGATCGTACAAGTTTCCAAAAGATAGGCAAAGCAAAACTGGCAATCAAACACAGTGCGCCTATTAACCTAGAAAATGCAAGTAGCCGTACTAGCAAAATCAGTAAAATTTTTATTGAATCGCCAGAAGGTGAAAAGTTTAAATTTCCTTACAAGCATTTGGCAGGCGCAAGAGCACTAGCACATCACATCAGTGAAGGTGGTCATGCATACGACGACTTCGGCAAATACATTACAAGTCTAAGTGAAGAAATGCACAAAATTCGCAAACTAAACACTTACATGGGTCGCAGCAGTGTAATGGCAGAAACACTAGATCAATACAGCGATGTACTAAAACAGCGTGTAAGCGAAGTGCGCAAAGAAATTTCAAACCTACAAAAACCTGCATATTATGCAGAAGCAGTAGAAAACTTTGTAGCAGTAGAAGCAGTAGAAGTTCCTGATGAAATTGCAGAGAACTGGATTGATCAACTTACTATCAAACAATTCAATGAAGAGCTAAAAGATGTATTTCCGTATGTATACAAACTAGTAGGCGAAGCAACACGAGCACAAGAACTGGATTTTGACGATGTTGTTGCAGAAGTAGCAGGTCCTAAAGATTGCTGGGATGGCTATAAAAAAGCAGGCACACAACCAGGTACTGGCAAGAACAAAGGCAAGCGTGTAAACAAGTGCGTTCCAGAATCAATTGACGACATGCTAGAAGCAGCAATAGAATCAATGATGGGTCAGTTTGCAGAAGCAAAGGGGTGTGACGATTGTGGTTGCACACCATGTGAGTGCGAAACTACAGATGAAGGCAATGCATACGCTAAAGCAGTGCGCCAAGCCAAAATGAATGGCAAGAAAAAAGGCGACAAAGTCAAAGGCCCAGACGGCGACGAGATTACACTAGAAAAAGAAAAAACTCCAATCGGTGAGTTCATTCTATCTTACTTTGATAGAGAAAACGGAACTTTTCCAAAAGGCGAAACAGCAGTACTTACTATGGTAGAAAAAGACTACGGGGAACAATATGTTGAACCGGCTGCTAGATTTATCCAAAAAGTAGAATCAATGGTAGCAGAGCGCAACGCTGAACAAGTAGAAATGAGTCGCTACCCAGAAACAGACAGAATTAAAGCGTTAGCTGGTTTATAATCAGCTAACAATTTAAAAAATCTTGTCATAAAACACTTGACAAGTCATAACTAATTGTGTAGTATATAAGAGTGCTACACACAAACAGGCACAGTGTAGAAATACACACAAGCACATAGGCATAACATTTTAGGAGGCATAACTATGGCATCATTAGCAGAAATCCGAGCAAAGCTCGCAGCACAAGAGTCAAACGCAGGTGGCAATCGCACATCAGGCGGTGACAACGCAATTTACCCATTTTGGAATATGAACGAAGGTGAGCAAGCAACGCTCCGTTTCTTACCAGATGGCAATCCTGACAATACATTCTTTTGGGTAGAACGTTTGATGATCAAACTTCCATTCAGTGGCGTCAAAGGCGACACAAGTTCACGTCCGGTACAAGTACAAGTTCCATGTATGGAAATGTACGGAGAATCTTGCCCAATTTTGCAAGAAGTACGTGGCTGGTTCAAAGATCCAAGTCTAGAAGATATGGGTCGTAAGTACTGGAAAAAACGTTCTTATATTTTCCAAGGCTTTGTTACAGACAATCCTTTGAAAGACGATACTACTCCAGAAAACCCAATTCGTCGCTTTATTATTGGCCCACAAATTTTCCAATTGATCAAAGCAGCACTTATGGACCCAGACATGGAAGAACTTCCAACAGATTATACTGCTGGCGTTGACTTCCGTTTGTCAAAAGGTTCCAAAGGTGGATATGCTGACTATGGTGCAAGTAACTGGGCACGCCGCGAACGTCCTTTGAGCGACAACGAAATGGCAGCAGTTAACACACACGGTTTGTTTAACATGTCAGACTTCCTTCCTAAAAAGCCAGACGAAACAGCAGTAAAAGTTCTTACAGAAATGTTTGAAGCTTCTGTAGACGGCGAAGCATATGATCCAGATCGTTGGAGCCAATACTTCCGTCCAGCAGGCATGGCAGCACGTACAGGTGATCCAATGAATCGTCCTGCACCAGCAGCAGCACCAGCAGCAGCACCAGCAGCAGCACCTGTAGCAGCACCTGTAGCAG